CGGCGCTGAAGATTCAACAAAAGCGGCAGAAGCCGCTATCGCATTAGCTGAAAAAGCGGGAATTAAATTATTACCCCAAAGCCAAGTTGACGCGGTAGTACAAGAGAGATTGGCAAGAGAGCGATCCAAGTATTTTGATTATGATGATTTAAAGAAGTTTAAGACCGAGCATGAACAGAACGCAGCGGCAGCAACTGAGAAAGACTTGCTTGCTCGCAAAGAGTACGACAAAGCTAAAGAAACATGGAATATTGAGCAGCAAAGATTAACTGGGTTAGTTACAGAAAAAGACAAAGCGCTAACCGATATGAGAATCGGCACAGCTCTTATGGGTGAGATTAATAAGCAGAACGCCTATGCTGAAGAAACTATGGCTTTAATAAAAAGTCAGGCGGTATTTGATGAACAAGGCAACCTTCGTATTCAAGGCATCGATAAGAATGGGACGAAAGTCTTACACTCCGTGGAGGAGGGAATAAAGAATTTTCTAACACAGCGGCCTCACTTGGTTAAAGCACAACAGAGAGCCGGCGGTGGAACACCACCAGGTAACACAGGTGGGGCAGGAGCAGGAGTGCAAGACCTCAATGCACTTAATGGCGAGTTACAAGCTGCAATGAACCGAGGGGACAGAAAAGCAGTTGGAGAAATAAAGACAAAAATATCGGTGTTGCGAGGCGTAGCCAAAACAACACTATAAAAGAGAGGTTATTATGAAAAGATTATGGATTCTATTTCTAAGCTGGATGGCTTTCGGGGTAGATACGACAGCAACGACTTTGGCCGAAGCTGTTCCGACGATTGTAACAGCAGCATTGTTAGAACTGGATGAAGGAAATATCGTAGCTCCATTGGTAACTGATAAGCCGTTTCCAGGAGCAGGGCTTATAGACCAAACACCATTCATCAACAGACTCACAGCAGGCGCAGACGATTCACCAACAGCAGAAGCTCTTGAAGCAAGCACTAATGACGAAACTTCACCCAGTGCAGCAACAGTAGGCGCACATTCAGCTTATGTATTGCTGAAAGATTTAGCGCAGTTAGCAACTCTGGATGACATGGCAAATATAGCCGGACAGTTAATTGGTCAGTCTCTTGTAGTTCGCAGAGACCTTGACTTAGTAACGCTGTTTACCTCATTAACGACCGATCAGGGCAGTTCAACTTCTGCTGCAATGGCCCCGGCTGATTTGTATGACGCATACGGATCACTGAGGAAGTATCACGCGCCATTACCTTATCACCTGGTACTACATCCAGAGCAGATTTGGGCAAGCAATATGTTAATACAGTTGTTTGACAATTCAAGCGATGCGATTCAGTCCGCTGGATTAGGTACAGTGGGGGAGGATTTTGCAAGATACGGATTTGCAGGTATGGCTATGGGATTCAATATCTGGGCAGATTCAAACATCGTGCTCAATACCGGAGCAGGTTCAGGAGCAGCTTTCTCTCGCGGAGTAATTAAGAATGTGCGAAAGAGGGACTTTATGATTGAAGTACAGCGCGATGCGGCAACAATCTCAACAAAGATAGTTGGAAGTGAAATGAGAGGTGAAGCTATTTTAAGGAACAAACATGGTAACGAAATGCAGTTCCCTAGATGGAGCTAACTCGAAAGAGGATAACTGGTGGTGGGGGAGAAAACAATCTCCCTCACCAGCACTAACAGGAAAAAGGAGAAGGTAAAATGGCAAAGGCAAAAATGGACACAGTGAAAATACAGACATTACAGCAAGAGAACGAAATACTAAGGCAGAAACTCGCTGCACAGGAACAGATACAGTCTGAGATGACTAATGCTGTTACTGATTCGCTTTCTCAGGAAATGAAAACGATTAGGCAGAAGGGGAAGAAGTCTGCTAATTCGATAACAGTACAAGAGCAGCATGATCACATGAACATTTCATTATTTACAAAGTACGGCAAAAGGATAGGCCCGATGCATCCAGAGAACGCAATCCAGACATTAAACAGATTCGCAGAGTTAAAGGGGATAATCCTAACTGCAACACAGCCGACACAAACGCAGATTGATGCTTATAAGCAGACAGCAGAATATAAAAAAATGATTAAAACTGAGCAGGCTATCAGAGCTGTTAAAGAAAGGTCAAGGAAGTCCGGGGAGATGGAAAGACTTACAAAGGCAATCGCAAAGATGGCCGGCGTACAAGATCCGTCAACACTTAACACATTAGTTGAGGTAAGTAAATGATAATGACTGTCGCTCAAGACATAGCCGAGAGAAAAGTCGCATATTACAAGCGGCAAATAGAATGCCCAGGCCATTGGCTGATTCCTCCGACGGAAGATGTCTATTTGCGTAAGCCGATAGCATTATTTAAACATTGTTCTGATTTTGTTTATCTGTTTGGCAGGAAGATAACGCTTAAAAAGACGCGCATTGTTCATGATAGGTTCGGCAACAAAGTGCTGGACTGGAAGAAACTTTATGCGTTAAAGGCTAAAGGCAGGATTATACAGGGTAAAGTCTCGGCAGCGTGGGCGATTGAACACGTTTATGACCCCTTAGGCGCGCTTTGCTTGCAATGCGATAAAAGATGTATGGAAGGAAGCGGGCGAAGAGTGTTGACGAGAACGATTAAGCGGTTATCGGGCCGGTTTTTAAAAAGAACGTAACACAGAAAAGAGGTGCGTCATCAAACAGCAATTCTTGGTTGATGTAGCGGGTACAATTAAATTAACAATTTATGATAATAACAGGGCGATTATTCCCACTTCGGGAACGGTAACATTGTATAAACCAAGCGGGGCGGTATTGCAAGCCGCCGCGGCCGTAACAGTAAGCTCGACTACCGGCGAAATGACATATGCTCTTACAACTACCCACACAGATGACATAGGATTAAACTATAAGGCGGTTTGGGCTTATGTCGTAAGCAGCGTTACTTATTACAGAACACAGTTATTTGATGTAGTAAAATCTATCCTGGCTATCCCAATTACTGACGAGGATTTATACAATGAACTTGAAGCTTTAAGGAAAGCCAATTTACAAGCAACAGCAACGGCAACGGCCGGCGCCGCAGGAAGCTTAACCGATACTAAACGCAGAGAAGCAGATAGTTTTTGGAAGGGCGGCACGATTAAAATCATAGCGGGTACGGGGATAAATCAAGAAAGAGATGTAACGGGATTTACGCAATCAACTGGAGTATTTACAATTACTCCAAATTGGGGAACAAATCCTGATAATACGAGCGTTTATGTCGTTGTAAAATCGTTTACTAAAAAAATTAACGCGGCATTTGAAGAAATATCTACAATGATTTACAATAAAGGCAAAAGACATTCTCTTATTTTAGAAAGCTCACAAATCTCTTTACCGTTAATATTTTTAACACTTAACAAAATATGTACAGACTTGATGGATGAAGAAAATGATAAATGGAACTTACTCGCTAAAACATTTTCAGATAAGTTTGAAAAAGCATTTAATAATATGAAACTTGACTATGACGAAGACGAAAGCGGTACGATTGTTGGCGAAGAAGCGCAGAACAACCCCGTATCATTAAGAATCGGAAGGGCTTAATGGATAAGCTAATCAATAAGCATGTTGACAACATCGAGATATTAGAGAATCAATTAGATTTGATTATTGAGAATGAAATATCAAAGATAGATATTGACGCGATACTTGATAACCCAAAAGCAGAACTGCAAAGAGTAATTGATATAATAAAGCGAATCTTTTTAGATGAGTACGCCGATAAAGCGATTGAATTAGGATTTGACTTCGGCAGAAAGATGGACAAGAAAATCGAAGATGACAAGACAATATTAATTGATAACTCGAAAGACCCAAAGCTAAATGATAAAAGCTGAGATAAGAAGTAATATTAATTTCCCAAAGATAGCACTGCAAGCAGACCTTGAACATATTGCAGAGAAAATTATTATCAAAGATATGGTGAATAGAATTAAACAAAGGAAAGCCATTGATGGAGGAGCGTTGCCAGAGAACTCTGCAGCCACAATTAAAAGAAAAGGACATGATAGACAGCTTCAAGATATGGGAGTATTAATTAATAGTTTTGGGTATGAAAAAGAGGGTAGGGATAAAGTAAGAATATTTATAAGCAAAGGGTTAGACAGGGATTTAATAGGCGGTTATTTACAAAATAGTGGTGTAGGCAAAAGTAAAAAGCGATATAAGTTTTTTGGCATATCAATATTTGCATATAGAAAAGCAATGGAATATATGGAAGAAAAAATAAAGGCTCTGACAAGTGGTAGATAAAAACGAGATTACAAATGCAGCAGTATCGAAAGAAATGACAGCACTTGAGATTATCCTTGTTACTAAAGTGCAAAGGACAGCATTGACACTAGAAGGATATATCGAACTGCGAATAGCACAAGGTTCATCAATGGAGATAATCCGCGCAGATTTACTGAAAGATTTGGAAGAAGGCGGCAGGATATTCGGAGAGTTTAAGAATGCTTTAAAGCCTACTTTCATGGGTTCACTTGGGAGGTTCAGGGATGCTGGGGAACTGGCTGAAATGGGATTAGAAGGTAATTGGAGATGGGTTGCAGTGCTTAAAAATACTTGCCCTGATTGCTTAGAAAGACATAATCAAATAAAAACATGGAATGATTGGGAAGCAGAAGGGTTACCAAGAGCAAATGCTACAGTATGTGAACAGCATTGTAAATGTGTGCTTGTGCCTGAAAAGGTTGCTGAAACAGCTCCGATACAGAGGACTAAATAATGGCGAATTATGATACTGTCAAAGCGGGTATAGCCGGAATATTAAACGGTTTAGGATTAGTTGAATCTTCAGATGCGGTTGATTTTACTAACGCGCCAGTTACTGAATACGGAAATAGATATATCTTAAAAGCCCTCTCTGGTGAAAATCAGAATAATACAATTATAGATAGGTTTGATGACAAACAAGAATGGCAAATATTAGTTGCGTTTTCAAGAAATGAACAGAGTGATATTATTCAGTTAGATGCTGCGCACCGACAGAAAGATATAATCTTAAAAGCTATTGATAAACCAAGTAATTGGACTTCTTTTGTTAAGATAATGCAATATGAAAAATGGGAAATAATCGAAACAAAAAATTACTTCGTTATTGATATAAGAGTATCAATAATGGATTTATACATACACGGCTAATAACAAAACAAGGGGGTAATTATGTTCACTAGGCAGACAGTATTATTAGTAAAGATTGAAAGCCCATCAGGAACAGACGCGGCTCCAGAGGGTGCGGATAATGCGGTAATGGCTTTTGATGTTAACTTAGAAGTAAAGTCGGATATGAAGGAACGCGGCCCCGCGAATGATGACCGCTCCTTATACCCGAATATCAGAGGTAAAACAACAGTTGATCTTAAGTTTTATGTTGAATTAAAAGGCTCTGGAACGGCAGGCACAGCTCCTAAATGGGGGCCGTTAATGGAAGCTTGCGATAGGGCCGAAACTGCAAACGCAGGAACTAATGTTATATACGCTCCTGCCGCATCAAGCGAAACTTGCACGATTTGGCTATACATAGACGGGCTTTTACATAAAGTTACAGGATGCGCCGGCGATTGCGAGATTGATTTAACAGCCGGCGATGTGGCAAAGCTTAATTTTACAATGTCCGGAGCTTACGCCTTGCCGATAGACTCATCTATGGCAGCGCCTACGTTTAACGCGACTATCCCGCCTGTGGTAAAGGGTACGACTACTACGTTTGGATCTTACGCCGCGATAATTGAGAAAATCTTGCTTAAGTTTGGTAATGCCGTTGTTGAGCGTACGAGTATGAACGCAACAGAAGGCGTATTGGCCTTTATGGTAGGCAATCGCAATCCAACAGGAGTTATGACCTGCGAGGCAGTTGTCAGGGCTACATCAAACGCTGATTTTTGGAGCTACTTTAATACAGGGGCTTCAAAGGCATTAAGCTTAGTGCTTGGGACTACAGCAGGGAACATCATCACGCTTACCGCGCCTGCTTGCGTATTAGCGCCTGTTAAGTATGGCGATAGAGATGGGCTAAGGCTTTTTGATGTTGAATTTCAAATGGCGCGTTCAGGTGGTAATGACGAAATGACAATCACGTTGACCTAAACGGTAAAAAGGAGGGTATTGATGATTAAAGGACTTGGATTATCGGAAACAAAAGATTACATCAGTGAATATGACAAAGGGGTTGAAAAGACAACCTGGAAAATAGGAGTTTTGGATTCGGACATATTCGATTTAGTCGGCGGTAACGTATTAAATAGGTTATCGGCAATGACCGAAGTCGTAAGGTTTGGATTAAAGGGATTCGCAAACTTTAAGGATAATTCGGGAAACGAGATAACCTTTCATACAACGAACAGAATAATTGGCGCGGTTACTTATAAAATAGTAGCTGATAGCATTATGAAAGTTATTCCGCCGGAGATTAAATACGAATTAGCGAACGAGATAATAAAGTTATCGCAGTTGAGTGAGCAAGAAATAAAAAACTGATACTGGCTATTTGGATACCGTCTTGGGATTTGCGTTGTGAAAAGTGTTCGGATAGCCAAAAAGAGATTTATGGTTGTGAAAAAGACAGTACTTATCCTGATAAATGGCAAGTAAGAGATTTGACATGGCAAAGATGCCCTGTAAAATTAGTTACAATCGAAACCCATTTATTTTTAGAAGCGTATAGTTATTTGCAGAAGGGGATTTTGCCGTACAATACAGGATATAAAAGAAATTCAAATAAGTATATTGAAGCGATGCGGATTATAGAAACAGAAGTAAAAAGAATCGAAGCCGAGAATATAAAGCGGGCAAAAAAATGAGGTTTTATTTTTTCCGTAAGGCGATGGAAACCAGGGAAATAAATGCAACGGGAAAAACCCAAAAGAATATCAGAAACAACAAAATGGGTTTTATTATGAACTCAAAATTGCTTAATGTCGGATGTCCATCCCAACCAACAGTATCAACGTTCCATTTATTAGGGGAATTTTCTCTCAATAATTTATTAAATTCTTTGCAATATATTTCCCGATTTAGCTGGATAGACGCGCAGGCATTCCACGTCATAAAAAGGACACATAATACAGTTATTATTGACCAAATGATTAAGAAGGTTTTCATACTATTAAAGTATACCATAAATCCATTTATTTTACAAGAGGTTACTAATGGCTAACGAATTAGAGATTATTCTTACACTGCAAGATAAAGTTTCCAAAGAATTTAAAGCTGTTACCGACACGATTAAAAAGGGTACCGGGGACATAGAGAAGGAAACAAAAAAACTCGGCGAAACCGGCGAAAAAACCAGCAAGGGATTGGTTAAAGGATTTCGCGACCAGATTCAACCAATAAATCTGTTGCTTCGGACAGTTACAAGAGTTGGTTTTATTTGGGGTGTTACCTTTGGCCTAATGATAAAAGGGGTTGTTGATTTAGGCAAACAGATTGATGCCTTAGACAAACTTTCTTTTAAACTCGGTATTTCCGCTTCTGATTTATCAAAACGATTCTATGGGTTTGATATAAGCACTCAACAAGCGCGTACCGGCGTTGCGAGTATGAATAATTTATTATCAACTTTAGGTAATGCTCTTACATATGTAAAACTTAAAACCGCAGAATCTATCGCTGAGAACGATATACTTAATAGGCAATATGGAGTAATAGGGAATACGCTTTCTACTGTCGGGAAAACGCTTTTTGGGGTTAACACATCAGGAACCCCAGGGATGTCGAGAGAAAGCGCGATAGCTGCCATTGAGCAAGAAAATATGGTTAAACGCCAGGGAAGCAAAGAAGGGCAAGCTCTGTTAATAGCAGAACATGATTTATATAACCAGCTTACAATGTCAAAAGTTGAATATAAGCGACAGCAGTTTCAAGACGAAATTGCTTTAATGCAATCATATGGAATTGAAACCGAAAATCTGCGTATGGCGTTTGACATGAAAGAACAGGAAGATAGAAATCTATCGTTAATGCAAATGGCCGCGGATAGGGCGGCAGCCGAAGGAAATACTACAACCGCTTTGGGTTGGGAACAACAAATCCAAATGGCCAACTTTAAAAAAATTACTAATGACCAGACGCTTATTAGCGCTTTTGCCGCCAATCAAGAAATTATATTAGCCCATAAAGTTACACAAGCAAAATTGCAGCAATTTCAGTTAGTCGCGGGCGGTTTATCGCAATTAAGCGGGGCATTGATGGCTTATGCCGGTGAGAATAAAAAAGCGGCTAAAGCCGCGCAAGCAGTCGCGTTAGCAAGTACGATTGTTGATACGGCCGCGGCTGTTATGAACGCGATGAATACGCATCCATTTGTGCCTGTTGGTTTGACGATGGCCTCTTTAGCCGCTGCAACAGGGGCGGTACAGATAGCCACAATATCCGGGCAATCCTTTGCTTTAGGCGGTAGGCCACCAATAGGACAAGCAAGTTTGGTAGGTGAGCGCGGCCCGGAAATGTTTGTACCGGATGAGGTTGGTTCGATTATCCCAAACAATAAATTGGGGAACACTACTAAACAGATTTCGATTTATATTGAAATTAACGAGCCGACAGTTAGAAATGACGAGGACATAGATAGGATTACCGAACAGGTATCCTTGAGATTGGCTCAAGAAGCGGAGAGATTATGAGCGCTACAATCCAATTAAAATTTGGTACTTTAGAATTAAGTAATACTAATAATATTACAATAGACAGGATTTCCGAAAAAGCGGCAAAGCCGATAAAAACTACCCCGATTCCTGCTACTGATGGCGCAACAGTTGAAATCACCAAAATAGGCCCCAAAACAATTACTATTTCCGGGGATATTGCTGGAACATCGTATGACGATTTGAGGACAAATATTGATGCGTTACATGCTGGGTTATTAAACGGCCTGCAAAAACTAACGAAAGATAATGAGCGCTATATATATTGTCAGCTTAGAGATTTTTCGTATTCCTACGATCATTTAACAATAAGGGCAACCTGGACAGCGAATTTTGTCGCGCATTTTCCTTTTTGGTTAGCGGAAACAGCTACCACAGATAGCAGGGCGCCGACAAGCGGGGTTGGATACGCCATAACCAATAATGGCAACGCGCCGACAAGGGTTAAAGTTGAGATTACTGCTAATGCGGAAATTGCGGATGCTTTAAAAATGGAGAATACTACCAAGGGGCAAACTTTTCAATTTAGGGGAACTGTGGCAGCGGCTAAAGTGCTTGAGGTTGATAATAGATATGATACCGATGATTTTGAAGTGTTAAATGATAGCGTAAATGCCCACGTTGATTACGAGGGTGATTTTTTAGAATTAAATGCGGGAAGTAATACAATGAAATATACAGGTACAGTCCCGACTTCTGTTTTGTTAACTTGGAGAGATTGCTGGTATTAAATTATGAGTACGACGTTAGATTTAATGGAGTATGCAAATGACGCGGCGGCACAGGCTGCTTATGTTACTAATGGTGGAGTTTCTGCAAATATAAAAGTTCTTGTTGTCGGCGGTGGCGGTGGCGGTGGCGGATATTCTGGGGGCGGAGGCGGAGGGGGTAGCGTAGAATACAATGCTTCCTTTGCAGTTACAGCAAAAGAGTATGCTGTAACTGTTGGAGAGGGTGGAACATTTAATATATCAGGTGGAGCTGATGGAACAAACGGAAATAATTCGGTTTTTGATAGTATTACCGCTTATGGTGGAGGCCTGGGGGCACTAGGCGGTGGGGATAATACGCGTGCTGCGGTAAGTGGTGGTTCAGGCGGAGGCGGAGGCAGTTCAAGTAATACAGCAGGCGCGGCTGCGGGTAGCGGAAGCAATGTATTTGCTGGCGGAAATTCTTCTGGTGCAAGCGGAAATTATGTATCAGGCGGCGGAGGCGGAGCCGGAGCAGTAGGGCAGAATACGGCAAATGATACCACAGTAGCAAATGGAGGAATTGGCGTTCCTTCTAATATTTATGATGGTTCTAATATATATTATGGAGGCGGTGGCGGTGGCGGTTCTTATAACCATCCTTCTTATGGTGGTGCTGGCGGCGCTGGCGGGGGTGGACATGGCGGTGAAGGAACTGCAGGAACTGGCGGAACAAACGGGACAGCTAATACAGGTGGCGGTGGCGGAGGCGGTGGTAGTACATCAACTGGTTTTACGGGTGGTTCTGGTATTGTAATAATAAGATATACGACTACTGATTTTATAGCAACTGGTGGAGATATTACTGTTGATGGGTCAGAAACAGTTCATACTTTTCTTTCCAGCGGAACATTTACGATAATCGCGCCTCTCCAATCCTACTCTGAAAGTACAATTAAAGAACAAGGTTCTTATTCATTAAAGGGGATAGGGGCGATAACAACAAGCCTTAATAAAACATTGACTCGGACAATCGGAAGCCCGATAGATTTATCTGCTCAAGATATGGTAAGTTTTAAAATGCGTTCTTCAAGAACAGGCGCAAATATTAAAATTGGTATTCACGATGTCGGTGGAACGACAACCGAAGTAACCCCGACAATAGCGGTTGCGGATACCTGGCAAACTATTAATATGAGTTTGTATGCCGTTGCAAGCGCGAATAAAGATGCCATTGATAGTATTATAATCACAATAGTAAATGCCGATGCATCCAACACTTTTTACATAGATGATATGCTAGGCGAAAATATCGCCATAGTAACAACTGCCTACTCGGTTGAATTACGAAATAAGTCTTTCCAATTTAAACAATACTTAACGCCGTTTGTAAATAAAATTCAATGGGAGTGGAATAGATTAGGCGGATGCGGAAGATGTCAAATTGAAATTACTAAAGGATATAGAGATATTATATTTTCCGCTAGAGATGATATTCAAATAAGAGTAAAAGACGGCTCAACGACAAAACTTGTTTATAGAGGGTATTTAGCTAATATTACGCCAATGCTTAAGGTAGGGCAAACAATAACTTTAGATGTTAGAGGTTACTTTGACATATTAAAAAAAATTGTTGTGCATAACGCGGGCGACACGTTATCTTACGCCGCGAAAACAGTAGCCTTTATGGCTGATGATATTGCCGATACTTTTATAGTACCTAACACTCCGATAACTATTGCCGGCGCTTTGACAGCGGGGGCATTTGAAGCGGATGCCATGGATTTCTTATGCACAGTTGATGAAGCGCTTAGAACTTTAGCGGAATTACAAGGCGACATTGAGTATGGCGTTAATGAAAACTTAGTATTATTTTGGGAAACGGAAAGCACAACTATAAATAATAAATTTTTTGTCGGCAATAATGTTGCCGTTTTAGAGCGCAAAGTTAATTGGGATAGTTTAGTGAATAAGATTTATCTTATTGGCGGAGAGGTTGCGGGAGTCAAATATAAAAAGACTGCGGAAAATACAGATAGCCAAGCGGAGTATTACTTAGTCGAGGAAATATTAAATAATTCCAGTATTACTACTAATAGTGTATCCGCTCAATATATGAGTTCAATACTTTCAGAGAGAGCGCAGCCAAAATTTAGTTTTAAGGCGCAGATTAAAAATACTGCTTTAAGGATAGAAGATACTGTACCATTGGGGCAAGTTACTTTTTATGATGCTTCTTATGATAATGTTTCCCTTGGCGATTTGATAGGAAGCATTATCGGCGAAACTGCTGATGGAGGAAGTGATATTACTATCGGCGAAACCGGCGATGGCGGAAGCGATGTTACAGTCGGGCGCAGTTTTTCAGACCAGATTGATAGGATTTCTTATAAATTATCAGATACGCCTGGCAGATTTAATATTGAGGTACAGTTAGGCGATACAACTTTAGAAACGGCGGCAAAAATAAAGCAATTAGAATTAAAACTTAACAGCTTACAGGCGACAGGCTAAAAGGAGAAAATTATGGCAGCAACTTATCCAGGTGGAGTAAAAAATTTTTCGGCAGTAGTTAATGGAGTTACAAAATTAGTAGCGGCATTATTCAACGCTCCTTATGAAGAAATAACCGCCATTGAAACCGCTATATCAGTATGTCTTGATAGCAGTGGATATGTTAAAAGCACAGGGCTTAAAACAACGCAAGGAGAAGTAAGCACAACTTCTACTACCGGCGCAAATTTAACTTTGCCTGGCGGGGAGTATGGATTTTATCCTAGAGTTAAGACTGGAGGAGGAAACACAGTATCCACAGTTATTTCGGTAGGGGTAAGCTCTCAAGACACATATATTACAATTATTGGTTTAACCACTAATGCTGGCACTTGCTACGCTCAACAGCGTTATGTAACCGCTTCCGGTAAAGATTTATGGGTATTCTTACTTATTGATAAAATCACAAAAGCGATAGTTTCAGCTTATCAAGCCCCTGACCATCCGGCTTACGGAAACGGCGGCGACTTTGATAAAATGCCTCATCCGTTTGGATCTTACGATGAAGCCAAATATGAGATAGTTTTGCTTGATAATGAAACCTGCCTTATACTGAAAGAGAAAAGCAAGCAGTCCGGCAAATCAATTCTTACTTTAGTAAACGAGGAATATAAGCCGAATATGTCGCAGGAAGAAAATTATGCTCCGTTGCACTCCGGCGAGTTTTTAGATAAAATGCCTGTACTGGTAGAAAGCATCCCTGATTATATAAAAGTTAGAAAAATGCTTATTATGACAGAGCAGGACAAGGCTGATAAACAGCGGGCGCAGGAGTTAAAAGCTAAAGAAATAAAAGATGCTAAGGAAAAAATAAAAAATAACATCAAGTTAAAGCTTGATTTAACAGATGAAGATTTAGATAATTTAAAAAAGGCGTTATAACATAGGGAGGGCGGTATGAATAAAAAGTTTTGGGCAGTATTAGTATTAGTTGTGTTGGCATTGGGATTTGCGGGCAATGTTTGGGCGGTAGATGCGACAGAGGCATTAAATCCGGAAGCGCAGCCGGCATTGATGTATGGAGATGCTGTATCGGGGATTGCAAAGATACCCGCAGGCCCAAGATATTCTAAAACCATAACGAACTCAGCAATAATTTCAGCAATACCTGTAAGAGTGTACACAGTAAATATTTATTCTGATACCGCGGGCGATTTGGCGGCTATTTATGCAGAGAATACCCCGCCGGTTGCGTATCTTGAATTTGAAATCGCAATCGCGGCAAATACAAGCTCAAAGAGCATTAATTTGAGTGGGCTAAAATTGCCGGAATTGTACATTGCTTTAAGCGATACGACAAATAGCTTAGTCACAGTAACTTATGATTATTAATGTTACAAAAATATTCAGAGCGTTGCTTTTTTTATCGCCTATTGTTGTCGCGGCAAATATCAATATGGATATATTTGATTTGATATTCTTCCGCACAGGGGTAATGGTGTTGTTTATGGCTTCGTTGCTGGATATTCCCAAAAGAGAAATGCCAAGCTGGGTAAATAAGATAGTCTTTTTCTTATTGGGATTATGTTTATTTAATCTGTTTAATTTCCAATTTGCTCAAACAATATTAGCCAATACTTTTAATCTGTTCATCGGGGTTTTAGGTTTTTATCTTGTATATAGATATTGCGACGCAGATATTGATTTAAAGAAGCCTATCGCCTGGGCGTTTATAATAAATTTAATATTATATACAGCGCAAAGATTTGGCATTGACCCCGTATATGACCATATTTCGGAAGGCGGATTTATGGGTAACGCCGCGAGGATGGGGATATATTCCGCTCTGATAACTCCCTTCTTGCCGTTTATGCTTATAATCGCCGGAGTTGTATTGATGTTTTTTATCAAGCAATATACGATTTTAATCCCGATAGTTATAGGGTTATTCTTAAAAGCGAAAAGTAAAAAGAATAAAGTTTTAATTATCATCGGCGCTTGTATAGCAGGCTTGATTTTAAAGAAGCATATCATTTCAGAATTTGCAATACGGATTAATGAATTGTGGATACCTATTTTAGACATCTATTTTGATAAGCCGTTATTGGGCATTGGATTTGGACAAAATCATGTTGTCGGCCCAAATATCGGAGTATATCTCAACAGCTATTTACAATTTATTGTAGGAGTGGGGATTTTAGGTTTGGTTTGGTTTATTTATACATTTAAAGTAATTCACAAGGAAATTAAATTAAATTTCGCATTATTAACATTAGGATTAGTGATGTGTATCGAATATCCGATAGAAATTCCGCGTTTTTGGTTTTTGATTATTGCGATTTTAGTGAATACGCTATTGTGTTATAAAGGGGATGACCGGCTTTGCGATAACATTACCGTTGGCTGATTTATTATATCATATTAATTGGCGGGGTTTATTATGAATGAAGAACGAAGAAATGATATTGGAGGGAAGGCGTTACTTGCTATTTTCGGAGTTCTTATCGGCATTATAATGCAGATAACTTTTCAGACGGCGCAGGCGGCGATGGTGCAAGCCCAGGATAACAGGGTGGAAATCAGGGGCAACACTAAAAGCGTTGAACGGTTATTGCAGGATATGGGCGAGATGAAAAGCAAGATAGATGTTATTTATTCCAGTATCATAAAGAAATAGCGGAAATGATAAAAGGCAAATTAAATCTTCATAAACTCAAGGGGCTTATCGCTTCGGTTAGTGTCTTGGAAATGTCCCTGTTTCAGGTAAAATGCAGGGTTGACGATATGAACAAGGCGGTAAAGAAAGCGAAAAGGATGCTGACAAAACTGGCGAAGTTGAATTGTGAAAAATAGAAAGGAGCATTTATGATTAAGATTATTAGTTGGCTGGCATTAAATCTTGTGAGTGTATTGGGTATTATTCAAGCGGTGATTAAACTGGTAAAGGAAATCTGCACGGCGGTTGTGAACCTGTTATTTCCTCTATTCCCCGACAATGGGAAATTTGAAAAGGCGGTTTTAAAGGTAAGGGCTATCGTGGAAATAGCGGACACTTGGGTTGAGAAAATCAAACAATTCTTACTTCCTAAATAATGCTTAAACTTTTTATTGTTCTTATCCCCGCGTTAGCCGCCTTATTTACGTATCTGTTAGGCAATAGCCGGAAGATAGAGCAATTAAGAAACCAGATCAGGGGAAAAGAAGATGAACTCAAAATCGCTTTGGCGAAAAACGATAGTCTTGTTGTTAGTGTTATTTCTCTTGAGTTGTCAAGGATGCGCTCGGAACTTGGTCATTTTAAAGGAAAGCGATAAAATATATATAATTCCGAAGGGCGAGCAATTTAAGGCAATCTTTGATGACAGGTTGGAAAGTGTATCTGCTGATGATGATATGGTGGCGATGTATAAAGGGACTTATTTAAAGTTGATAGAAGAAGCGAATATTAATATTTTAAAATAATTAAAAAGGTGCGGGGATGCCTGAACAAACGGACTTGATTAAAAAAATCAGGGACTTTGAACTATTAAAAACCTACCTTGAAGATGAACTGATTAAAAGCCCGCCCAATTCTATCCGCCAGCAGAGGTTTATTTCCCGGCTTGTATCCTGCCTGAAAGTATTGGAAGTCTACAATAAGAAACTGAAAAGGAGCCATCCGCAAACACGAAGGGAATAGTGTTTTTTATGGGGGGAAGTCCGTTAATATTGACGGCGCAGAAGGTTGAGGAGATTAAAAAGCTATATCAAGACCCTGCCAAATTCTCTACCGATATTGCCAATATCACAGGCGTGAAACACAGGACAGTCAAGAAGGCGTTATGTTACCTACACAAGAAGGGTTTGCCGTATATCCCAAGAATAGGCAAGCACAAAACATTTGTAAATACCGAGCTTGAGCTGTTCAGCGAGAACGAATACCGCAGGGAACGAGAAAAGATTTACGGGTTATTCGACGACGGCAGGGCGAAGAAGATTATCGGCGGCGGGGATATGCACTGCCCATTTCACGATGAAAAGGCGGTCAGGAAGTCAATAGAAGAGGGCGGAGATATATATGTGGTCGGGGCGGATACTTTAGACTGTTACAGCATATCCCATTTCAGGAAAGACAAAATTATCCGGCTTCAGGACGAAATCGTGGACGGGTTATACCTGCTTGATTTAATCTCTAAGAAATTCAAATACGTAGTTGTTTTGGAAGGTAATCACGAAAAGAGGTTGATTAAGATACTGCATAACAGGTTTGAGGACAAGCCGGATTTAATAAAGCGATTTGAGCAGTCGGCGCATTTGCTCTCGGATATGGGTAAAGTGTTTAAAAACGTGCATGTAATTAACAATTTCTGGTGCAAAATCGGGCAGACGATATTCGCTCATCCGGACTGGTATTCAGTAGTTCCCGGAAAGACGGTTTTAAATACCTATGAATATATGATAAAAGACGGGCAGGAGTTTGACTGTATTGTAAATTTTCATACGCATAGGTTGGCAAAGATGTGTTCGTGGCGTAAACTGCTGATTGAAGCTCCGGCGTTATCGCACCGAATGGATTATACCAGGGATGGCAAGAAATTCAAGGGCGAGTGGGCGAAGGGTTTTGCTATAATCAACCAAGATAAACAAGGCAGAACCGACTACGGCAAGACAGAATTAAGGTTTTTGGGCTGGGGTTAAACTTGACAACTCAACTAAGTTGTCTATAATTTATAGATAGCTGTCAAATGCTGACAGTATAGGTAATAATCTTGCAAAAGTCGCGACTAATTTATGATATATCTAAAATTGGTCAGACTAATTCTCAATCGGTAAAAACTTACCATAACTATGGCATAATAAATTAACCAAGTGTTTAATAAAATAGTACAATCGTATCCTGTTTAGGATACAACACGGGACAATTAAAAGGGGCTGTGGTGGCAAATCCCTGCCAAGCCCTAATTTTTGGGCTATTC